TGCGAACGGCCTGTCTTATAGGCCCAGTTAATCAGCGCGCCTGGGTCTTTGATCTTTAAAATGGTGGTGACACTAGGCACTTTCGTGCCGTCCGCTAGTTTATAGCCGCCTTTTTGGGTAGCCATGGCTCACCAATTCTGATCGTCAACAAAGGGCTGCTCTGCCGCAGGCTGCGCTGCGGGCTTCTGCGGCGCGGCTTTGGCCTCGACAATCCGGTTTGCGATCTTGTCTTGCACCCATGCTGGCAACTTGTCGAACACGTCTGGGTTTGGCGCGTCAGTTGAGAACACTAGAGCCTCGCCCTCAAGAGCCGGAGCGGTCATAGACTTGGGCAGCGGCATGATTGAGGTCAGATTGGCATAGGTGCGATCACCTTTAACGCTGTGCGTTACATTGATGAATGCAGGCTTGCCGGCAACCTTGCCGAGGTCAAACCGCTTCAGTTCGTCTTGCGTGAATGCACGACCGCGCCACGAGGTAAGCAGCCCGTATAGGGTTGACTTCTCATTAAGCGACAGTCCAACAGTGCGGCTTATAACAGCCGGCAGGCTGCGCGTCTCGCCGTCCTTGGTGAACTCAACGCGCACCTCGGGAATCTGGAACCGCAGCAATACGGTACGCTTTGGGGCGTACTGACCACCGGGCGAGGGCTGCACGCCGAGATCAACAATCATGTCACACACTGCGGCATAAGCGCCGGCCTCAATAGGCTTGCGCTCCGGGTAGTTGCCGCCAGATGTTGCGCTTACAAAAATGCTCATTACTTCTTACTCCTTGACAGTGGTTACTTCTACATCACACGAGTGTCCGTCGCATGGCTCGATGGCGCAGGCGGCGAGGCACAACAAAAAAAAGATGATGGCTTGCGGCCAGAGGGATGGGCGGCTCATGCCGCCACCTCTGCGCTGTTCCAAAGGTTGCGCGCGGCTTCGATCATGGCGCGAGCCTCGGCAGACTTATAGTTGCTCATGGCTTGGTCGAAGTTCGGATAGGTTTTGCCGAGTTGCTTGAATGCGCGGTTTGATGCGTTATGCATCACAGCCGTGATGCTGCGATTGCTGACAGATACTGACATCGAGTGCTTGCCGCATTGCATCGTTGCGTAAACGTGGCGGCCGATAGTGGTGTACTCAACTTGCTTCGATTCGATGATTTGAACTTGCATTTCTGACTCCTTCTTATCGCTTCTGGCCCGGCACTGCGCCGTCCATGTGTGTAGTAAACCATGCCGGTTTCGGGGTGTCAAGCACTACTTGATTGAAAAGCAGTGCTTGATATTCTTATCCGCCCTGCGGTATGCTCGGCCGCGTATGCGTAAACAACCACACCAAAGTCCTAAGTCTGCCCTCCTTGCTGCCATAGCAAAGGCTGGCGGACAGGCCGCGCTCGCGCGAAAACTCAAGATAAAACCGCAGGCTGTTCACCAGTGGGTCGAGGCTGGCCGCGTGCCGGTCATGCGGGTGCTTGACATAGAGGCCGCTACGGGAGTACGGAGAAATGCCTTGAGGCCGGATATCTACCCATGAGAAAGACAATGACAAGCATTGACGATAGCGGCCCGCTGATTACTTACACGGTCTTTCAAAATGTCCAGGCGCGCGAAAAGACAGAGTATGCGGACGCTGCGTGGACGGATTTGGTCAAAGCAATTGCCGAAGCGCCTACGTACATTGCGAAGGCAAGTTGCCCGCTGTTAAGTCTGTGCGAGTATGGCGACCTCGTGAGCGATGGTGGCGGGTTGAGACATTCCGCAAACGTGAAGCGCGTTTTCGGGGTGGAAGTAGACTATGACGGCGAGGAGGTGTCGCCGGAGGAAGCGCAGAAAAGACTACAAGCCGCTGGGCTTATGGCTCTTATCTATACCTCAGCAAGTTACACAGACGGCGCTCCGAGGTGGCGCGCTTTGCTTCCGCTGTCTGAGCCAGCAGCGCCTACTGATCGCGCAAGATTTGTAGCGCGGGCGAATCGCGCATTGCTTGGGATTGCCACGCGAGAAAGTTTCACGCTTTCGCAGAGTTTCTACTTTGGCAAGGTTCGCGGCGCAAAATACATAGTATTGGAGGCTCACGGTCGGTGCGTTGACCAGGCTGTAGACATTGAACCTTTGTTTTTTGTGGGTGGCACGAGCGATCCCAAAACAGGTCGCGACACGCGAAGCAATCAAGAACTGCTGCAATGCTTTGAGCGTGGCGAAGGGCGCTACGAGGCAATGTTGAAACTGACTAGCCGCTGGGCTGCACGCGGCATGGCTTACGATGACATCGTGGCGGCTTTGGGTGAATTGCTCGACAAGGGGAGCAGCCTAAACGCAGATGGCATTGACTTACGTAGCCGGATTGAACCGATGGCATCGAGCGCCGTCCGCAAGTTTGGCGGGACGGTGTTTGAGCCGCGAATCGGCGCAACTCCAGAGCCTCCGGCAGACCTCCCGGCATCCTCGCCGATAGAGGCGCTTATGGAGTTCCCAGAGGCTCAAGGAATGATCCGGAACATTGAGCCGGAAACCGGGGAAACCATCGCCGCGCAGACGGAGGCGAACCTAGGGTTCAAGGTTGAGTTGCGGCACGTCGCGGATATTGTCGAGGAGAACCGCGAGCCGGAGTGGTTGCTGCACCGGGTCATTGAGGCAAAGGTCGTTGCGGTTCTTGCCGGGCCGCGTGCTAGTTTCAAGTCGTTTATTGCTTTGGACTGGGCGATGCGGGTGGCGATGGACAATCACCCTGTGGCGTTGCTTTCGGGCGAGGGCGGCGGACTTGGGCGGCGCGTTAAGGCATGGATGCAGACATTTGGTGGCGCGGTTAACTTGCGCGATCTGCCGATCTTGGCGCTTGAGCGGCCGCTGAACCTTAACCGCGATGAGGAGATGGCGCTGCTGGTGCAGGCAATTGATGCGGCCGGGATTGCTCCGAAAATGGTTGTTGTTGATACGCTGTCAAAATTTAGTGCTGGGATGGATGAGAACTCAAACCAAGAGGTCGCGGCGTACTTGGCTCAACTGAGTAGGTTCGTAAGGGAACGCTATGACGCTACGGTTTTGATCGTGGCGCATAGTGGGCACGGCGACTCTGACCGGCCGAGAGGCGCTAGCGCGCTCATGGCAAACCCAGATGCTGAGTACATTGTGAAGCGCGCGGCGCAACCTAATACCCATGTTGAGGTAACTCGACAGCGGTTTAAGGATACTGGCGAGTTGTCCAACTTGGCTTATGAGGCGGAGGTTGTTGACCTCGGTGCGGCGGATCGGTACGGGGAGAGGCTCACTAGCCTTGTCATGCGGGAGGCTGTGGCGCATGGCGACAAGCCGGTTTCGGCGCAACTGCCACAGGGTAAGGCTCAAAAAACGATCCTGCTGGCGTTGAGGGAGAGGCAAAAAAGGGCCGAGGGGGAACTTGTCTGGACGATGGAGGAAATGCGGCAAGTGGGTAGGGAGTGTGGCTTGAGCCGCCAATCTGTCCACGATGCGGTCGAAAAGTTGATGCTGTCGCCGTTTATGGTTGCCACCGTTGGGGGGTCAAGGCTTGCGGGGGGTTAGATGTCCGAATGTCCGAAAGTGTCCGAATTTGACGTTTTCGGACGGTCATTTATGTCCGAAATGTCCGAGAGACCTATGGTCTCGGACTTTCGGACATGACCCGGACATGATTTTTGACGTTAGGATTAAATATGAAAAACAGAAGATTATTGCAAGTTGATCGGGTGTTGCCTGTTAAAGGTGTTGCGCTTTCGCAACATGTTGCACGCACTCCACTAGCCAAGAGAATGCTGGCCGAACTTGGCCCGGATGACTACAGCCTGCTCAAAACCTTCCAAGAACGGTTTGGGGCAAGGCTGGTGCATTACCGTGACCAGCACGGCGAGGTCGGGACAGATACGCTGGGCGACAAATGAACCAGACAGGACTTCCGCTGCCTCGCTCGCTAACATGGCACGACGACCCATTCTGGGGTGCTGTGTCCGCTTGCGGGACGTATGCCATTCGCCCCATATCTGTTAACGGCCGCGCAGAGTTCGTCCTGTGGCGCTTTAGGCGCGACACGAAGACAGGCATACCTAACTGCCTAGGTACGTTTGAATCGCCTCAAAAGGCTTTAGAATCGATTATATGAAGGCTAGGAAGGACTGCCCTGTCTGCGGCGTCGAAAACACGGGCGGAAAAGTCCACTCATGGCATAAGCAAGCCGCCAAGCGGTCGGGCTATACCATGCAAGACCTACAGCAGATGATCTCGACATCTAAAACCACAGTCGAACTCATCCAAATTGTGTCCGATGCAGTAGACCGGGCGAGATACCCAGACGGGTGGAGGTCAAAGCCGAAGAAGCGCACCGAGTATCATCGGGAATACTACTGGCGATACGCAGACAAGCGCCGCGCGCAACGCAAGACCAGTAAACTGTTGCGTAGACGTGTGCGACCGATCATCGTCGAGTTATGCAAGGCTGTGGAACTCGGCAGGCTGACGGCAAACTGGTAGCCATGAACATCCTATTCTCTCTCGCCCTATTCGGCCTCTGCTATCTCATCTCGGCATGGGTAGACCGCGCAGTGCTCGATGCTGCCCTGCTTTACCTGTTGCTACGGATACTGGATCGGTCATGAAAGTTCTAGACTTATTTAGCGGCATTGGCGGCTTCAGCCTTGGATTAGAACGAGCAGGGATGAAAACCGTTGCGTTTTGTGAGATTGATAAATTCTGCCGCAAAGTTCTAGCGCATCATTGGCCGAGCATACCAATTTACGAGGACATTAAGTTATTAACTGTTCAACGACTTAACGACGACGGTATAAACATTGATGTGATATGCGGTGGTTTCCCATGCCAGGACATATCAACAGCGGGAAAAGGGGAGGGATTAAGAGGTGAACGATCAGGACTCTGGCGAGAATACGCGAGACTTATTGGCGAAATACGACCCAGATACGTCATCGTGGAAAACGTCGCAGCGTTGCTTTTTCGAGGACTATCAGACGTTCTCGGAGACTTGGCCTCGCTCGGGTATGATGCAGAATGGCATTGCATACCGGCTTCCTACATTGGCGCCCCTCACAGAAGAGATAGAGTCTGGATTGTTGCCTACCCCAACAACAAAAGCCAACCAATTAGCACCGTCAATGATGAAGCATTCCGGCTGCAGAAGATTGGCGCAACTAGCAAATGGTCAGAGTGGTCTGGTAAGTCCGAAGATGTACGAATGGATGATGGGCTATCCAATGGGATGGACAGACTTAAATCACTAGGCAATGCAGTTGTTCCGCAAATCCCAGAAATACTTGGCAAAGCGATAATCAGTCATGCGTTACGCCATGCGCCGCGACCTTAACGACTCGGAGATCACCGCAGCGGTTAAGGCGGCGGGGTTTAGCGTCATCGACTACACGAAAGCCGGCCTAGGCATCCCCGACAAACTTGCTATCAAGCCCTTACCTCAACCTGGAGAGAACGGCGAGCGGGTGTTCTTTATCTGTTGGCTAGAGATCAAGAGCGCGAGCGGTCGGCTCTCCGAGACCCAGCAGATAGCACGAGCGGTCTGGGAGCCGCGAGGCGAATGGATCGAGGCACGCGAGGCCGACCAAACGGTGCGCGATCTCATGCAACGATACGAGGCGAAGATAAAGCCGGAGTGTGCGCGATGATCGAGTGGACGCGAGTTAGGCTAGCGCAGTGGGGCAGATGGTCTAGGGGGCGGGCAGTCTCGGGCTACCCATCGGCCTCGGCGTTTGTATTCGCTAACTCGGGCGCACGCGCAGCGCACGACGCATCCACGGCACCGGATGACATCGCCGAGATAGACGCGGCAGTTGCCAAGGTATCGGCCCCTTTGCGACAAGTCTTGGTCATCTACTACTGCACCTCTGCGCCACTGTGGTTCAAGGCCGCGAGGCTTTACATGAGCCGCCGAACCCTCATGCGCCGGGTTAAGACAGCGGAAGAAAAAGTAAATTTTTATTTACTACTTGATGCCGCCCCGAAAACATGATACAAGCGCGCATAATTGG